ACTGTTTGTACTTTCCCGCAGTTCAAACAAAAAGTGCTAGGGTGGAAAAATGCCTAATCCTGCGAAACCACTTGAGATGAAACGTTTGCAGGGCAATCCGGGGAAGCGTGAGTTGCCTGCTTTGTCTGACACGTTTGAGTTGGAGGGCGGGTATGTTGAGCCGCACCGTGATTTGGGGGATGCGGGTAGGGCTTTGTGGGATCGTGTGTTTGGTGCGGGTAAGACTTGGGTGTCTCGGCAGTCTGATGTTGAGGCGTTGATGATTGTGTGTAAGCAGCTTGACCGGCAGGTGATGTTGGAACAACAGGTTGAGTCGGCTCCTGATGATTTTCATTTGCTCAGGCAGTTGTTGGAGTTGGAGAAGGCGATTATGTCTGGGTTGGGTCAGCTTGGGTTTACGGTTGAGGCGCGTTCTCGTTTGGGTCTTGCTGAGATTAAGGCGAGGTCTACGTTTGAAACGTTGATGTCGGAGAGGGCGCGTGACTGACCCGCGTTGGTTGACTCCGGTGCCAGCCGATTCTGTTGAGCGTGGCGACGGTGATTTTCTTGTGCGGTTTGCGGATGCGTTCGCCACGATTACGAAGGACTCTATTGCCGGGCCTGCCGGTAGCAAGATGGTGTTGCGTGAGTGGCAGAAGCGGTTGCTCGGTGACTTGTTTGCCCGTGATGAGGACGGCGGGCTCCGGCATCGCATTTCTCTGGTGGGGATGCCGAGGAAACAAGGGAAATCGGCGCTCGGTTCACTGATTGCTGCTTTCGCTCTTGTTGACTTCAAAACACAAGGGGCTGAAATCTACTCGGTTGCTGCTGACCGTAACCAAGCGAAGATTGTGTTCGAGGATACGAAGAAGATGATTCGCAACTCGGAGCTTGCCGAGCATGTGAAGATTTACCGTGACTCACTGTATGTGCCTGCGACGGGTAACGTGTATCGGGCGTTGTCGGCTGATGCGCCACGACACGAAGGGTTGTCTCCGACGCTCGTTTTGTTTGATGAGTTGCACGCGCAACCCAATCGTCGTCTTTTTGATGTGATGTCGTTGGCTCAGGGTGCCCGAGGTAAGCAGGCCACGCTGATAGCGATTACTACTGCCGGTGTGAAGACGGAATCGCAAACAGGTAAGGACAGTATCGCTTACACGTTGTACAACTACGGCAAGCGCATCATTTCCGGTGAGGAAAAGGACGACACGTTCTATATGTGCTGGTATGAGGCGGATATGGAAGCCGATCACAAGCTTGAGTCAACTTGGAAAGCTGCTAACCCCGGTTTTGATGACATTGTGGCTAAAAGTGACTTCGAGTCGGCGGTAAAACGTACACCGGAGGCCGAGTTTCGTACAAAACGGTGCAATCAGTGGGTTTCGGCGCAACAAGCATGGCTTCCGACGGGTTCTTGGGGAAAACTGACCGAAAATGTGGACATAGAACCCGATGAGGACTATGTTTTGGGTTTTGACGGGTCTTACGCGAACGACTCCACCGCTATTTGCGCTGTAACTGTCCCAAAAGACGGTGAAAAGCCAAAAGTGAAGCTTGTCAAGGTGTGGGAGAAGGATTTTGAGCGTGATGATGACACTTGGCGTGTAAATATCGAAGAAGTGAAGCAAACAATCATCGAATATGTGCAAAAGAACCCTTTATGTCGTGAAATAGCGTGTGATCCGTACCGTTGGGCGTCAATGATGCAGGATTTGGACGAAATGGACTTCCCAATCGTCGAATATAAAACGAACTTATTGAATTTGATGATTCCGGCGACTCAGAAGGTATTTGAGGCGGTCACTGAGGAGCGTTTGGTGCATGACGGCAACCCGGTTCTGTCTCGGCACATTGACAACTGTGTTATCAAGATGGATCATCGTGGTCAGAGGGTCACGAAGGAGTCTGCAACGTCACGGAAGAAGATTGACGCCGCGATTGCGTTCATTATCGCCTATGACCGAGCAACAGCAAGTAGAATAGATGAAGGAGTGCCGGAGTTTTTCTTCTAAGGACATTATGTTAGTAAATGGGTTGCAAATCGGGGGCGCTGTCGCCATTAGTGTCGGTGTCGCTTTTATTTTCCCACCAGCAGGACTTATTGTTGCCGGTGCGTTCGCGGTGTTGTTCGGTTTGAGTTTGGAGCGTAAGTAATGCTTGGTGATTTGTTTTACGGTAGCGATGAGGAACGCGCCCTTTCTTTTCAGACTATTTGGGGGTCTGGTGACTTCCTTGAGTTGGAGAACGAGTCTGGGACTGTTGTAAACCAGGAGACTGCTTTCCAGGTCAACGCAATCTTCTCCGCTGTCAGCCTCATCAGCGACACAATCTCCACATTGCCGGTGGATTCTTACATTCGGTTGGATGGTCGCCGCAGCGCTTTTCGTCCCCGACCCGCCTGGGTGACTCAACCTGACGTTGACACCACTAAGGAAGCTTTCTACGGTGCCGTGATTGTGTCAATGCTGTTGGACGGTAATGCTTTCATTCGCGTGTATAGCAACCGTCGCGGTGAAATCAATAACCTTGTTGTGTTGAACCCGTTGGATGTGACGATTCGCCGTAACGGTGTTGGTCGTGTCATGTACGAAGTGAAGAACGAGTCACGGATGATTTCTGCTGACAATATGATTCACATTCCTGACGTGGTGCGTCCTGGTGCTATCCGTGGTGTGTCCCGTGTTGAGGCTCTCAAGGAAGACTTTGGTCTCGCCATCGCACTCCGTAACTATGCTGCCCGTTTCTTTGGTGCTGGTGCCACCACTCAGGGCATTATCGAGTACCCGAACAAGTTGACCGCTGAGCAAGCCAAGAACCTGCAAGAAGGTTTCGACGCACGCCACAAGGGTTGGAAGCGTGCCCACCGCACCGGTATTCTCTCCGGCGGTGCCACCTACAAACCCACCTCGGTTGGTAACGATCAGGCACAGTTCATTGACTCGCGCCGTATGGCTGTCGAGGATGTTGCTAGGGCTTTCAATGTGCCACCGCACCTGCTCGGTCTTCCCGGCACAAACACTTACGCCTCTGTGGAGCAAAACAACCTGGCATGGGTTATCCACTGTCTGCGACCTATCGTGCAGAAGCTTGAGTCGGCGTTTTCGCCTCTCATGGCACGTTACCAGGGTGGAGAGACCGCGTTTATCAAGTTCAACCTTGACGGTCTGCTTCGCGCAGACATCAACTCCCGCATGACCGCATACAGCACCGGTCTTCTGTCCGGCTTCCTCACCATCAACGATGTGCGACGCCTTGAAGACCTACAGGCGATTGATGACCCGTCGGCTGACACGGTTAGGGTGCCCTTAGCTAACGTGAACGTTGCTGCTGCGACGTTGAAGGAAGAAACTGAGAAGGTGGATATGGCTCAGCGTCTTATCCAGGTTGGTTTCGATCCTGCGGATGTTTTGGACAAACTCGGTCTACCGGCTATGGAGCACACTGGTTTGCCGTCTGTGCAGTTGCAACCTACGGCGCAGATTGACCCGGAGGACCCTAACTCGGAGTACGTTGTCGAATAATGCCTCTCTACACAAATAACGTCACGTTGGGTACTGCCGTCCAAATGGTTGTACCGCCCAGGCCTATGGGTCAGGAGGTGCATTTGCACAACATGACTAAAAGCTCGAACGAATATATTTACGTTGGGCCGTCCAACATCAATCTGACTAATAGTATTCATATTGATCCAGGACAGAACATGAAAATTACACTCGGTCCTGGTGACGACCTGTACGCTTTCTCTGACCCGGACGGATTGGAGCTTGGAATTTTGGCGGTGATTCAGGACTAATGCCTTATTACATTACTGATTCCGCTGAGGGTTGTTCTGGGTGGGCAACGATTAAAGAAGACGGCGAAGTGATGGGTTGCCACGCCACGAAGGATGACGCCATCGATCAGGCGCTTGCGATTGCCGCACAGGAAGATTCTGAGTTCTTGGGCGAGCGTGCAATGCCGGGTACTTTGAAGCCTGGTGATTTTGTTTCCTGGAAGGAGCATGGTCAAACTTTCCAGGGCCGTATCCGTGAGGTTGTGTCTGCTGGCAGTGTGGACATTCCTGGTTCTGGTGTGCAGATTGATGGCACTTTCTTTGACCCTGCCGCGTTGGTGCAAATGTACGAACAGGTTGACGGTCAGTGGGTTGAGGCTTCCACGTTCCTTGGTTTGAAGTTCTCACAACTCAGTGGTATCAGCGCCCTGGTGGATGATGAGATGCCTGAGTTTACTTTTGAAGAAGATTTGTTGGATGATGAACCGGAAGAACCTGCTGGCGAGGAGGAGAACCGTGAGGTGAACCTTAACCCTCCGGCTTACATGCGTGCCGCAGCTCGTCAAGGTTTGAAGTATCACGAGGAAGGTTACTCGGGTGATGGGCTTGTGGAGCGCACTGTGCGTGAAGCGAGAGCTATGGCTGAAGGTAATGTTACCGCCGACAAGTGGGTGCGGATTGCTGCGTGGATTGCACGCCATATGGACGATCTTGATTCCCCAGCAGCTAACCCCGGTAATGAAGATTATCCGTCCGCCGGTGTGGTCGCACATTTGTTGTGGGGTTCTGGACCGTCGAAACGCGCCGCAACCCGAGCTATGGAATATGCTGAGGGCGTCGTTGCTAGACTTGAAGAAGAAAATCGTGGGCTTGTGAACGTGGAGGCTAAAGAGATGGCGAAGATTGAAACACGGACTAACTCTACTGAGTTTGAGGTCCGTGAGCTTGACGGTGGCGGTATGACCTTCAGTGGTTATGCAGCAGTGTTCAACGCACCAAGCGAACCGTTGCCGTTCACGGAGCGTATCGCGCCTGGTGCTTTCAAGCGTTCGTTGCAGTCCCGCAATGACATTAAACTGTTGTGGAATCACGAGTCCGGCACTGTTCTGGGTTCTACCCGCGCAGGGACACTCCGTTTGGAGGAAGACAACGTTGGTTTGCGTGTGTCCGCTGATCTGCCTGACACTCAGGCTGGGCGTGACGCCGCGTACCTGATCAAGCGTGGCGATGTTGACGCGATGAGTTTTGGTTTCTCTGTCCCGAAGGGTGGGGACGAGTGGGTGTCCGCTGATGAGCGTGTTCTCAACTCGGTCCGTCTTTTCGAGACGAGTATAGTTGCGTTTCCCGCTTACGCGCAGACTGCTGGTTCTACCGCTGTTCGTGGTTTGGACAAGATTGCTAAGCGTGCCAATGTGGATGCTGATGCGCTTGCGGACGCCATGCTGAAGATTGAATCTGGTTTGGATTTGTCAGATGATGAGGCGAGCTTGTTGACTCAGGTTGTTGACACACTGTCCCCGAAGGCTGAGGAGCCTGTTGAGGAGACTAAGGATGACGACATTGACCCGTCTATGCTTGCATTGAAGTACAAGAAACTCGAACAACTTCTGAAGGGGATTTAGTTATGGCTACTAAGGCTGAAATCAAAAAGGTAATCCTGGATGTTGCGGGCAATCCCGAGTCCGGTCCCGTCAGGCAACTTGCTGACGCTTGGGCTGACGCGATTGTCGCCATTGATGCTCCTGCGCCTGCGCCGAAAGTTGAGCGTGAGGACGTAGAACCGATCAAAGAAACCCGAGTCTTTAAGGCCGCAGAGAAGCGGTAGCGGGTTTCCCCTCCCGTTCCCCCTTTCCGGGAGGGTCTTTTGTCCCCAAGTGTGATTACTGGGGTAAAATTAATGTATCGGTTGAGTGTTAGCACCGCCGTGTGAAAGTCTGCGTCAGCGCGACTGTATTTGTAATCACACTATAAGGAGACAAAATTGTCTGAGTTCGTAAAGTCTCAGCAAGAACTCCGCGCAAACCTTACTGCCCAGATTCAGGAATCCCTGGACAAGGCTGAGGAGCGCGGCGGTCTTGACACTGAGACACTAAACAAGGTGAACGCTCTCGAAGCTGACATCCGCGCCGCTGATGAGGCTATCGCGGTTGCACAGCGTCAGGAAGAGCGCAAGTCCGAGGCTGCTGAGGCTTCACGCGGTTACGTTCCTTCCGAGGAAGCTCGTAGCGAGGGTGACGTTCTTCGTGCCATTGGTATGGGAGAAATGCGTTCGCACACGTTCGAGAAGCGTGCGCTCGTTACTTCCAGCAACACTGTTCCTGTTTCGTTCTACGACCAGGTGTTCCAGGTTGCCCGTCTCGTTGGTCCCATGCTGGACACTTCCGAGATTTTCAACACCACTTCCGGTGAGGACATCACTGTTCCGACGATGACCGCGTACAGCACTGCTGCACTGGTCACTGAAGGTTCGGCTATTGCTGAGTCCGACCCCACCTTCTCCAGCATCACGCTCGGAGCTTACAAGTACAGCTTCCTCATCGGCGTCAGCAACGAGCTGATTGCAGATGCAGGATTCAACCTTGAGGCTCTGCTTGCTGAGCAGGCTGGTAACGCTATCGGATTCACGGTTAACTCCGTCCTCACCACTGGTGACGGATCGGACAAGCCTAACGGTATCGTGACCGCCGCTGGTTCTGGTATCACTGGTGGAACCGCCGTTTCCGGTGCGTTCACCGCTGACAACCTCATCGACCTGGCTTACAGCCTTGACGGTGCAGCTCGTCGCCTGCCTGGTGTTGCTTACATGGCAAACACCGCTTCGCTCGGCGCAATGCGTAAGCTGAAGGACAACTCTGGACAATACCTGTACCAGGTTGGTGTCGGACAGCCCGACTCGTTTGCTGGATTCCCGATTTTCGAGAACCCTGCAATGGCAGCTCAGGCTACCGGCGCTAAGTCCGTCGTCTTCGGACACCTGCCTTCGTACAAGGTGCGTATGGCTGGTGGCCTCCAGGTTGCGTCAAGCACCGACTACGCCTTCAACAAGGACCAGACCTTCTATCGGTTCCTGATGCGCGTGGACGGCGACCTGACTCACGCTGGTCACGTCAAGTACTTCGTGGGAGCTGCTTCCTAGTACTAGACGACACGCTGAAGGGCCGGGGTTGTGGGTTGCCCCGGCCCTTCTGTTTGCTAAGATTCCCGTATGGGAAAAAAGGGGAACCCTGCATTGCGGGAACAGTTATCTGGTGCTTTTGGTATTTACTCGAACTCTTATGATGTTCCGACTGGTTATGGTCAACAGGTCAAGTATTTGGTTGACTGTCTGTTGCGTCAGGGGTTGGATGTTGCCAACTTTTCCAACTTTGGTCTTGAGGGCAAGATTGATGTTATTCGCACACCTTATGGTGAGGCTAAACACTTCCCTCGTAGTTTCACTGGTTACGCGCAGGACACTGCACCGTTGGATTTTATGACGTGGAGTAACTTGGTGCAGAAGAAGGATTTGTTTTTCACGTTGTATGACGTGTGGGTGTTTGAGTCTGAGCAGTACGAGAAGATGCGTCAGATTTGGTCGTGGACACCCTTGGATCACATTACGATGCCGTCGAAGGTTGAACAGTGGTTGCGTAAACCTAACGTTCTCCCGATTGCAATGTCACCATTCGGTCATCGCCAAATGAATGACAAGGGTATAGACAACGTGTATATACCTCACAGTATTGATACGAAGGTGTTGAAGGAGTCTTGGGAGTTGAACACGGGCAGTGATGTTCGTGATTATTGGAAGACTTGGGACAAGTTTGTTGTGGGCATGGTTGCCGCTAACAAGGCTTCTGGGTTGGTGCATCGTAAGGCTTTTAGTGAGAACTTGATGGCGTTTAGTATTTTTCAGAAGAAACATTCTGACGCTGTGTTGTATTTGCACACTGATGCGACGGGTTCTGGTATTGGTTGGAACTTGTTGGAGATGTTGAAGGCGCTCGGTGTGCCTGAGCAATCTGTGTTGTTGGTGAACCCGTTGGAGTACCGTTACGGGTCCACTCAGGAGAACCTTGCCGCGTACTACACGGGCATGGATGTTCTGCTTGCCCCGAGCATGGGTGAGGGTTTCGGTGTGCCCACGATTGAAGCGCAAGCAACAGGGACAAGGGTGATTGCGTCTAACTGGGCTGCGTCACAAGACCTTGTAGCTGACGATGGTTGGTTGGTGGATGGGACACCCGTGTGGGATGCCGGTCAGTTGTCGTGGTGGCAGACACCGAACGTGCCGTCGATTGTGGACGCCCTGGAGCAGGCTTACGATCTGGGTCACGGCAAGTCAGAGGTTGCTAAGAAGTTCGCTAAAGACTTTGATGTTGAGACTGTGTGGAAGCGTGACTGGATGCCATTGTTGAGGAGAGAGTTTAGTGAGTAGGCTTGACACCCTAAAAGATAAGCACCCTGGTTCTACTATCTGGGTGTTGGGTTCCGGCCCATCACTTAATTTCTTGAGCCCGCACTTTTTTGAAGACAAGACAACGGTGAGCACTAACTACAGCGCTCAGGTTTTAGGCTTGACTCCTGACTATGCTTTTACCCATTATCACGAGGATGCTCTGAGTATGTCAGCGCGGATTGCCGTTGTCACCCTTGCCCGTGACACCGTGACGCAACAGGAATGGCGGGGCGAGAAAACCGATGAGCTTGTTCTTATCGAGCAAGATAATTACAACCCGCCCGGCTCTGCGTGGAATCCGTTGACTACTCACCCGCCGAAACCGGACTCGTTGGCTTACGGGTCGTCGAGCTTGCACGGGTCAATGCATTTGGCTGCATGGTTGGGAGCGAAGCATATTGTTTTGGTGGGTGCTGATTGTGGAACGCTGGATGGTGAACATCGTGTTGCGGGTTATCCTGATGGGGACAAACTGTGGGTGTTGTATAACGAGCACCATGCGCTGATGAAAGCTTGGTTGCAGCGGGAATATGATGTGACAGTGTATTCGTTGAACCCGTTCCTCAACTTGAATCTTGAGGGTCACACGTTTCAGGGTGTTTGATGTTACCTAATCTGATTGTGCCGGTGTTGAACCGTTACGATTTGCTGAAGCGGATGGTTTACAGCATTGACTACCCGATCAGGGATGTTCTCATTATTGATAATGGTGGGGACTGTAGTGACAGGTTGTTGAAGAAGCATCCTTTCATTGAGCGTGGACGTATTTTGCGTATGCCGTCGAACCTGGGGGTGGCTGCGTCGTGGAATCTTGGTATCAAACTGTTCCCGCACGATGACAGGTGGTTTTTCGCCTCGAACGACATGGTTTATTTGCCTGGTGCCCTTGAGGGGCTCTCAGAGGCTCGTAGAGACGAGATAACCCTTTCTGATATGTTTCCCTTCTGGCACACGTTTTCTATCGGTGAAGAGGTCGTCAGGAGGGTCGGTTTGTTCGACGAAGCCCTTTACCCGGCCTATTTCGAGGACAACGACTATCAGAGGCGTGCTGTGCACAAAA